AAATTGAACCTTCTTTGTTCCCAAAGGATTCCACGGTTAGAAACAAAAAACTGAAATATATATTATCTACTAGTTATAAAAAATACATAGTGTTTTATTCAGGAAAAGAAGCAGAACCATACTTTTTCTACATAAAGATGCAAGGCTTACAGTAAAAACAAAAGAGAATAAACAATATACTTTATGAAATCAAGGGTTAAAATTTCTTTACTTTTTGGCAACCCTGTAGTTAAAATTGAAAAATTAGGATATATATTTTTGGTTAATAATAATGATTTTATAGAAGTTTGTTCAGGATCAGATTCTAGAAAACATTTGATTATACATAAATTTGGACTAAAATTTACAATAAAACCAAAAGAAAATAAAAAATTATGAGGGTAAAAATTGATGGGTATAACAAAAATATTATAGCAAACAGATATAATTTAATTATATCTATTTGGGAATTTTGGAAAGATAATAGCTTTGTCTTGTATATTCCAAGAGAATGGGTTTGTCTTGTTCATATACAAAAAAATCAAATAACAATGAGAAAAGAAAACAATTATAAAAAAATAATAATTTAGAGTAAAAATTATGAAAATAAAAATTGAACAAGACAAACTGATAAATAAAGCAAGAACATTACGTATTGAAAACAAAGCAATAGTATTGCTTGACAAATCAAGCAATCCGCAATATAAAATTCGATTATCTTACAAGAACTGTTTCCTACAAATAAAACGTTTACACAATAAAAAATCAGCTTACTATGAAAAATACATTGGTTTTATTAGCCTTTTTATTGCCACATTTTTGTGGTAATAAGTTGCCTGAGTTACCAATGCCTAAGGAAAACCAAGAAGAAATAATTGTTTTCCCAAGTATTGAAAAACAAATCTCAGAGATGATACTATCCACTCTTTTGCAGAATGGATATGATAGCTTGTTTGCCACTTTTGTAGTGGCGCAGGCTATGCACGAAACTGGATTATTTAACTCACCAGTCTTTTATGAAAACATGAATTTGTTTGGGATGAAAATGCCAAGAAAGAGGGCAACATATGCGGTTGGTGTAAACAGAGGGCACGCTGTGTACAATTCTTACGAAGAATGTATACATGATTACATAATATATTTGCAAACTGTTTGCATTGAAAACGCAAATGACCCAGTAGAATTTGTGAGAAAATTACATAAGAAAAAATATTTCACAGATGGGTTGGAAAACTATAAAAGAGCAGTAGTGGCGCATCATAAAAAACTAAAAGAAATACTAGGAGACAATGAAAATTAAAATAAAACAGCTTTCTGACTCAGTTGTTTCTGTAACAGACAGTAAAGGCACAGCATTAGCTTCTTCAAGAGGGGCTCTAATTTCATTTTTTGTTGACAACAGTAGGCAAAAATCTCTCTATCTTAATTACGATAGAATGTTTATAAACTATGGAATGAATAAATTCAAAACAATTTCTTTTTAATTAATTAAACTCTAAATAATTATGAAAACAAAGCTTAATGCAATTCGCAAATTTGTTCTCAGTTTTGTGAACAAATTTAGAAACCATGGCTGGATTGATGTGAATGACCAGCTACCAGAAGAAAAAGAAACCGTATTTATCAGTGACGGTAAAGGCTGGACTTCTGTTGGTTGCCTTGTTTATATTGAGAACAATGGTTGGTTCTGGGCAGAACACAATGGAATAATCTATCAAGATGGTGATAAGATAGTTGCAGAATGTGAACTGGATGATTTAGAAGTAAGATACTGGCATAAGTTCCCAAAAACTTTGATTAAACATAAAAAATAAATAAAATTTTGCTATGAATGAAGAATATTTGTATCTTTCGCACGGCTCTCTTTTTTCAGGTATAGGTGGTTTTGACCTAGCTGCCAAATGGTTAGGATGGAAAAATATTTTTCAGGTTGAAATAGATGATTGGTGCAGAAAAATATTGGCTAAGAACTTTCCAGAAACAAAAAGATTTGTAGACATAAAAGATTTTATTGGATATGAATATGCAAACACAATTGACGTTATTTCAGGGGGGTTTCCCTGCCAACCGTTCAGTTTTGCCGGAAAGCGAAGAGGCAAAAAAGATGACCGTTACCTCTGGCCTGAGATGCTTAGAGTTATTGCAACAATTAAACCGACCTATGTTGTTTGCGAAAATGTTTCTGGCATCATCAGCCTGGAACTCGACAATGTGTTATCTGACTTGGAAGCCGAAGGCTATATCACAGAGACATTTATTATTCCGGCTTGTGCCGTCAACGCCCCGCATAGAAGGGATAGAGTTTGGATTATTGCCTACACCAACAGCGAGCGACAGAAACGGAGAAAGCAAGAATTGCAAGCGGCACAAGAGAAGGGATTCAATAAGACGCATCTGCATTCAGAGCCATTACGATTCCATTTCAACAGAAACTATCTACCCACACCCAGAATATGTCGAGCAGCTGATGGGCTACCCAATAGGATGGACAGACTTAAAGGATTAGGCAATGCAATTGTTCCGCAGGTAGCATATGAGATTTTTAAAGCAATAGAGGGACATGAGCTAAGCTACCAAGAAAAATTAAATTAAAATTTTTTATATATTCGTACTAATAATTAATGTTTAACTCTAAAACCCAAAACAACTATGTCACACAACTTAAATTTCGCAAACGGCAAGTACGCATTTGCCAGCACAAAGCCAGCATGGCATGGTCTAGGAACCATTGTTGACAAGCCTATGACAGCTGAAGAAGCAATTCAGAAAGCAGGGCTTGATTTTATTGTAGAAAAAAGAATGAACTACACTACCATCAATGGTAAGTTTGTAGAGCTGCCTAATTCTTTTTCTATAATAAGAACAGATACAAATGACATTCTTTATGACAAAGCCTCTGATGGCTACACAATTGTTCAAAACAGAGAAGCATTTGGTTTCTTTGACAGCATTGTTGCTTTTGATAAAGCAATTTATGAAACAGCTGGAGCATTAGGCAAGGGAGAAAAAATATTTATATCTGCCAAAATAAATGAAAACTTTACTGTGGCAGGTATAGATGATGAAATAGAAACCTATATTCTATTAGTCTCTAGCCACGATTGTTCTTTAGGAATTACGGCACTCATAACTCCTATTAGGGTGGTATGTAATAACACACTAAATGCAGCATTCAGAAATTATAAAAATAAAGTTTCTATCAAACACACCAAGAATGTTCATAGAAACTTAGAGCTGGCTCATAACTTACTTGGAATACAGGCAAAGTATATGGAACACACAAAGCTTATGCTGAATAGATTACATTCCATAAAGTTGACTGACAAACAAGTCGTTGAATTAATCAATAAAGTGCTGGATGTTGAAAAGAAAGATAGCACACAAGTAAGGAATGAAGCAGAAGCAATTTACTATGCTTATCACACAGGTGTTGGGCAAGAAAATATTCTTGGTACTGGCTACGGTTTTATTAATGGACTATCCTATTATTATGACCACATTAAAAAATACCGTAGTGAGAAATCAAAGTTCTTGTCCATTGTAGATGGTCAATCAAAAGCAAAACTAGAAAAAGCAACAGAATTAGTATTAGCACTATGATAGCTTCAAAAACAAAATCACAAACGCTACATCCCTACATGAGGGATGAACTATGGCTAAATGGTACCCTAGCCTTTTGGAGAAAGGATAACTCCTATTCTCCAAGTGCCAAGGAATATTTTGAAAACTGGTTAAAAACAATGGAAAAGAAAACCAAGAGAATAAAAGAAAACCTGATATGAAAGTACAGAATAAATTCTGGCAACGACAAAAGGTTCCTCCCTAAAAATTTTTAACAAAACCTTTTGTAAAACAAAAAATCTTTTTAACTTTGTCATATAAATTAATCACTCAAGAAAATCTAATTAACTGATAATCAATCACTTAACTATTTAAACCATTTATTTTTATGATCACAGGAGTAGAAAAACAAGCATTTGTTCCAATTGTAGGTTTGGCTGTTGTAAAACCTAAGTCCGTAAGCATTGATGTACGTGAAAATTACGTAATTGTAAATTACACGTGTGAAACAAAAGACTTTGGAGATCGCAGAATATCCTTCTTTTTAAGGGACGAAAACCAAGAAGGTAAAGAATTTGGGGATGATGGCTTAAAGAAGAAAAAATATATTAATAGCGCTGGTGTATGTAGCTGGGCAAGCTCTGAAGAAAACTTACCAGAATGGTTTAGGATTAGAGATTATAGACTTGCAAAAGTAGGTGAAGAAAACCTAGTTAACTTCTTGAAAATCAGCTTACAATTTGATTTTAGGTTGAAGGAAAGTGCTATATTTCTAGATACCAAAAGAATCTTTGGCGGAGATGCTTCTGAATTAGAAGATGCTCTTCCTTTAATGAAGCCTGTTCTTTGCCTGTTTTCTGTTTATAATTCTACAACAACAGATGACTTTGGAAATGAAATGGTTGTTCAGAGGAACGATGTATTTAGTGGTGCATTTCTTCCACCAAGTCTTATGAACACTTTTAATTTGATAGACTATGACAAATTGGAAGTAATAAATAAAATCAGTCAGAAGTCTTACAAGTCATTAACTATGGTTGAGAAGTTTGTATTGGCTGCTAAAAGTTCATATGGAGCCAAGGGTATATTCTTCTTTAAACCAGCTAGGGAATATACACCAGACATGGTTACTGAAACTGTTATAGATTATGAAGAGGGGATGCCTGAATATTGATTAGTGTTTTCATGTGTTTGGGTTTGGAAGGGCGGGCGATTTTGTCCGTCCTTCCTTTTTTAAAAAGATTAACTAATTTTGCATATGAGAAATATAGATGAAATTATAAGAGAATACGAAGAAAAAAAGATTGATAAAAGAATAAAAGAAATGTTAAAAGAAAACAAAAACTATATATTAACAGAACCAATAATATGTCCGCCAAATTATTCTAAGCAAAGGGCGAATTACATTGCATCTAAATACAGAAAAAATGGACAAAACGTACGCACAATTAAAATTGATGGGAGATTACACATTGTTCCAGAACATTGGATAATACTTAAATATGCCGATGATAATTTGAAAAGTGTTATTGGTAAGCAAACAAAAAAGAAACTAGGAATTAAAACAGAACTAGAAAAAATAAAAGAGCTTTCGTATAAATGGGAATACCATAAGATAAAAGAAAGAAAATTATTTGGATTATGATAAAAGGCAAAACATTATTGGAAATAATAAAAGAAAATCAAGAGGCAATATTAAGGATGTATGTGCCTGATTTTCAGATAAATAAACTTATTCTTAGTCCTTTAAGGCAGGAGAAAAACCCATCGTTTATTATCTATCAACAAATGGATTCTTTTATATTTGTTGATTTTGGCGTTGGTGTTAAAGGAGACATTATTAATTTTATATGTGAATATCATAAAGCTCCTTTAAAGGAAGCACTAATAAAAACATACAATGATTTACAAGGTAATCCTATTTCAACATACAAGAGAGAAAGAATAAACAAAGAAAGACCATACGAACAAAAAGAAAAATGTAGAATTAAATGTTTAGTTAAGCCATTCACAAAAGATGAATTAAAATATTGGTCTTCTTATTATATTGATTTGGAAGACCTGAAGAAAGAAAAAATATATTCTTTAAAGGCTGTATTTATAAATGAACACAGGATAAATATACCAGATGAATTTGCATTTGGTTATCTTTACGATAACAAATATTGGAAAGTGTATATGCCATTTGAGGAAAAGAAATGTAAATGGAAATCAAATCTCTCAAACACTTACATGGAAGGAAAAGAAAACCTACACATGTTTAAAAAAGATGATGGGCTAGTAGATTTTGTAATTATAACAAAAAGTAAAAAAGACAGGATGGTAATATCAAAAACAATAGATATTTATTGTGTGAATGTTCAGTCAGAAAATATGTTTTGCTTTAATGAGGAAAACATTTCTTTCCTCAAAGACAATACAAGAACGCAAATATTATCTTTTGATAACGATGCTACAGGTGTAGCAAACAGTATAACCATATCTAATAAGTTTGGATTTAAATATTTAAACATACCAAAAGACAGTGGCACCAAGGACTTTGCAGAATATGCAAAAGTGTATGGAATAGATAAGTTAAATAGTTTTATAAACACAAAACTAAATAAAATAAACTATGAACTGGGAAAAGTCAAAGCACCTTTTTCACCCATCCCATAGTGAGTGGGCAAGGGAATTTATTGAATCAAAAGAATGTGATGAGATTTATTCTTTTCTCCAGGCTAAGAAAAAAGAAGGGGTATCTATTGCTCCTTTTTCCTCTGCTGTTTGGAGGTGTTTTAAAGAAACTCCACTAAATGAAATAAAAGTAGTGGTTGTTGGGTATTGTCCTTACCATACTTTTACAAACGATGGGTATCCTGTAGCAGATGGATTGGCTTTAAGTTGCGGGGTAACCAATAGATTACAGCCCTCTTTAGAAGTTTTTTACAATGGGATTGAAAGAGAGCTATACCCAGACGATTATTTAACCAGATACAGAGACCCAGATCTAACTCACCTTGCGCACCAAGGGGTGTTGCTATACAATGCTTCCCTTACTGTAGAAGAAGGTAAACCAGGCTCTCATATGGAATTATGGGAACCATTTAATAAATATTTGTTTAAACAAGTTTTTGATAAGCTAGATGTTCCTTTCCTGTTCTTAGGCAATGAAGCAGCCAGATATGCCAGTATTTTGTTTTTCAAACATAATTTTATAATTTCGCATCCAGCCTCTGCTGCATATTCTTCTATTGAATGGGACACAAAAAATGCGTTTAAAAAAATACAGCGGATAGTAAAGTATAACACAGGGACAGAAATTGAATGGATGAAAAAAATTAAAGATTAAAGCCATGGAAGTAATAATCTATGATATTGAAACCTTCAGGGGTTTCTTTTTAATGAATGCTCTGGAATACAAAACTGGAAACAGGCATTTGTTTACCATCAACAATTTGCCAGAACTAATTACTTATATTGATAATAACCAGGATAAGTATTGGGTTGGTTATAACAATATAAAGTTCGATGGCCAGGTGGTTTCTTACATATATACAAAGGTAAAAACAGGATATAGTGTTTCTACAGAAAGCATACATGAGTTTGCACAAACTATTATTAGTTCTCAAGATAAAAATTGGAAGCTGCCGTATAAAGAAGAAGAGCTCTTCGGAAAACAAATTGATTTATTTTTAATATGGCATTTTGATAACAAAAACAAAAGAGTGTCTTTAAAATCTTTAGAGTTTGAATTACGTCTGAAAAATGTAGAAGAACTACCATTTCACCACAGTAAGGCATCGTTTACAAGAGAAGAAATAAACCAAGTTATTGAATACTGCTGGCATGATGTAGAAGCAACAAAAGAATTTTATGAAATTACAATTGGAAAAACATCAAATCCTTTATACGAAAACTTTGACCAAGTAAAATTTAGACAGGATGTAGAAAGAAGATTTAATATTCCTTGTTTAAACTATTCTTATTCAAGAATAGGAGATGAAATTTTTAAAAAGAAGTATGAAGAACAAGGAGAAAAGGTTCCGAGAAAAGGTTTCTTCAGGAGAGAAATAAAACTAAAATTTTGCGTTCCAGAAATACCATTTAAAACACCTGCCCTAAAAAAACTATTAGAGAAGGTTAGAAATAAAACAATCCATATGGATGAGTCTATAACCGACAGTATTATTTTAAATGGCACTGTTTATAAATTAGGTAAGGGTGGTATTCATTCTGATACTAAAGGTTATTATGAAGAAACAGAAGATACAGCAATAGTATATGCAGACGTATCCAGCTATTATCCAGCTATTATTATGAGCAGAAAAATATGTCCATTTCATTTGAATAAGGAAAAGTTTCTAAAAGCATACAGTGGAATATACGAAGAAAGGCTTCAGCTTTTAGCAGAAGGCAAAGAACCAAACATTGTAGAGTCCTTGAAGAAAGCTCTTAATTCTGCTGTTGGAAAAATGAATGACAAAACTAGTTGGCTATTTGATACACAAGCTTTTCTTTCTGTTACTCTTAGCGGACAATTTTTCCTGCTTTATCTTATAGAATCTTGTGAATCCGTAGAAGGAGTAAAGTGTATATCAGCTAATACAGATGGTGTTAAGTTTTTAGTAAAAAAGAAAAACATGGAAGAATTTCAGAAGAAAATAGATGAATGGTCTGAGAAAAACAAATTCAAACTAAAAACCATACAGATAAAAAAGGTGGCTTTCAAATCTATTTCTGATTACATTGCTATTCAAAAAGACGGAGGTATTATTACCAAGGGTGATTTTGTTATATACAAAGACTTGGATAAAAATGGATCTGCCAGAATTGTTTCCATTGCTCTTTGTGAGTATTTTATAAATAACAAACCAGTAGAAGAAACAATAAATTCTGCTACAGATATTTATGACTTCCTGATTAAGGGATTATCAAAGAAAGAATATAACTTTGTTCATACAATAAAAACAAATTCCAAAGTATTGGGTAGAGTAGTTAGATATTATATTGCAAAAGAAGGGGGTGGAAAGCTAAGCAAGGTACATAAGAAGACGGGAAAATCAATATTCTTTGAGGAAGAAAACAACAATATTGTAGTTTGTAATTTCCTCACAGAAGAACATACTATTGATAAAGTGGATAAAGATTTTTACATCAAAAAAACAAACAAGATATTGTCCGAAATAATTAAATTAAAAGAAAAATCTTTTCAACTTTCATTGTTTTAAACCCAAACGTTATGGAAAAAATAGAACTTTCTTTATCTTTCCTAAGAAATGCAATTGAGGTTGGAAAGTTAGAACACTACATCATTCTAAAAAACTTAGATTTGTTTAAAGAAAACCTGACAGAAAAAACAATTAAACTATTATCGCAATTATGTAGAAAAAAATTATTAATTTGCGACAATGAGGGGGAATATAAGCTTTCAGAAGAAGGGAGAAAGTACATAGCCAAATGTGAGGGAAACACAACTAAAAAGAAAAAGACTTATGAAAAAGAAATGTTTGAGGAATGGTGGAAAGTTTATCCATCAACGGATTGTTTTACAATTGATGGCAGGGTATTTACGGGGAGCAGAAGCCTGAGACTAAAGAAAAATGATTGTATGGTGCTGTTTTTCAAGGCCTTAGAGGAAGGATATACCAAGGAAGAAATGATAGCCGCACTAAAAAAGGAAGTGGAGTTAAAGATGAGAATGTCCGTGCAGCAAAATAGAAACAATTTAACGTTTATGAAAAACACACATAGCTATTTAAATCAACAAGCATATGTTCCTTTCATAGAAATGATAAGAAATCAAAAACCAGCAGAAAACGAAAAAAGAGTAGAACAATTTTGGGGACACATTATTGAATAAAACATGTTTGAGGAATTAAAAAAAGAAGTAGATAATGGCAGAGATGGAAAAAACAAAGGGTTGCCTTTTGGATTTCCTCATCTAAATAGATACATTAGTCTACGTGGTGGGGTATACAATTTAATATTTGGCCCAACAGGTAGTGGAAAAAGTACACTTGCCCACAACATGTTCATTCTCAACCCCTTAGAGTGGTATTTGAAACACAAACCACCGTTTAAATTTAAGGTGATATTGTTCTCCATGGAAAGGAGTAAGAGATATATATTAGCTAAGTGGGCTACAAGAAGAATATTTCTAAAACATGGAGTATATATTCCCTTTAAAAAGATATTGGGAATATACGGAACACTTACAGACAAAGAATATGAATATTTCTTGGACACAAAAGAATATTTTGAAGAGCTCAAAGAATATGTAGACATAGTAGAGGGACCACAAAACCCCACAGGAGTTTACATGTACGTTAAAAAATATGCAGAGAGCAATGGAAGAATAGAAAAAATAAATGAATATGAAAAAGTTTATGAACCAAATAATAAAAATGAAGTAGTTGTAGTTGTAATTGACCATCTTGGCTTAACGAAAGTAGAATCAAAAGCAGAAACAAAGAAGCAGGCAATAGATAAAATGAGTGAATATTGCCAGTATTTTATAAGAGACTTGTTAAACTACACACCAGTTTGCGTTAGTCAGTTAACAAGGAATCTAAACAATCCAATGTTTTTAAAATTAAATTCCTTTGAACCAACGCTGGATGACGTAAAAGAATCAGGAGACCCTTGTGAGGATAGTGATTGTGTGATTAGTATCTTTGAACCAATAAGGTATAGGACAGAGGACCCTTTCTACAACGCCTTAAAGTTTATAGACAAAACAGGGGCAAAGCACTTTAGGAGTGTTAAGATATTAAAAAACACATATGGAGAAGATGATATAAGAATAGGAATGGGCTTTATGGGAGGGATGTTTTTTTCTGAATTACCCACGCCAAAAAACATGGAAACATTTGATTACGAAAGTTTATTTAATTATTCTTATTACTACGAAAAGTACGCAGAGTTTATTGATGGGTTACACTATTAAACCAAAACATTATGGAAGAAATAATTAAACCTTTTCCGACAAACAACATTCAGAATAAATCTGATGAAATAAGAAAAAGCATTTTGGAAAGAATAAAAATTATCTTGCCAAACGTTAGAAGGGGCTATATAAATGTGGCAATGCGTGTTGGCAAAACAAAATTAGCTATTGATGCCATACGTGAAATGGGATGCAAGAAGGTATTAGTTTGCTACCCTGATAACAAATTAAAATACATTTGGCAAAATGAAATAGAAAGGTGGGGCGGATTAGATGCAGAGATAAAATATTCTAATTATCGTTCTATTGATAAATACGAAAATGAAATATTTGACATAGTTGTTTTGGATGAGTTTCACAAGTGCAGTGACAGGGAGACATACTATGCAAAACAAATAGGCTCAAAGAGCATGTATTGCTTAGGGCTTTCTGGTACTGTGGATAAAGCTACAAAGATAAGGTGGGAACCTTTCTTAACTCATATAGTAACATATGGGATAGAGAGAGCAATAAGGGATGGATTAATATGCGATTATAAATTAACCATTCATGTAATAAGTCTAAACAATATACTGAAGAGATACAAAAGGAAGAATGGTCTTCTAACTACAGAAAAGGGAAAATATGATTCTTACACAGCAGTTATTGATAATCTTACAAGCCAGGGGATGGAGCCAGGAAAATATTTATACCTCTATCGAAATAGAATAATTAGTTGTTCTGTTAACAAAATCAAATATACAAAACACCTATTAGAAACCACACTAAAAGATGGAAGGTATTTAGTTTTTGGCGGCCTCATTTCAATGGTTGAAAGATTTGGAATACCAATCTACCATAGCAAAAATAAAAATGAAACAGGTAGCTGGGAAGATTTTCAAGAAAAGAAAATTAATCATCTTGGTTTAGTAGGCATTGGAAAAATAGGATATACCTTTAACAATCTTGATGGGGTGGTAATGACAAACTTCACACACAATAGCAAAGAAACAACTCAGGTAATGAGCAGGGCTTTAATGGCAGACTACAATGGCAAAATAGCTGATTTACATATAGTTACTACAAACGAACCAGCAGAACTAAGAAAGGTGCAAAGAACCCTTCAGCTAATGAATCTGCAGAAAGCAGAATACATATACCCAGAACAAAAGCTATACATGGCTACCAACGAAGATGAATATCTAAAGAATTATTTTGCTTTTTAAACAAAAGTCATTAACTTTGTACTGAAAAATTTAGGATAAAAGGGTAAACCTTCTCCCCTTAAGTAGAAGGAAAACAAATAAACCAAACAAAAATGACTACCGTACAATTAAAACCTGAACAAAAAACAGTGGTAGAAAAACCAATTGTTGTTCTACCAGATGAACCAACCCCTGCATCCTTTCCGCCACCAGCAGACATTATTATAGCTGGCTTTCCTAAGTGTGGAAAAAGTACAGCCCTTGCAGATTTAAGCCTAAAAAGAAATGCTTTGATTTTAGACTTAGATCCTGGGGATGGATATGCTTACCTGACTGCCAGAAAGATTGGTGTAAAGGGAAAAACCAAATATGAAACCTACAAAAACTATTTGGCTGTACGAGAAGCCCTTATGCAAAGCCCAGGTAAATATGATTTTATTATCATTGATAGTCTTAGCGAGCTAAATGAGCTTGCTGTTATTGGAGGGACATATTCGTATATGCAAAGTCCTCAGTCTAAAAAGGGATTTAACAGAAACCTTGAAGGCAAGGCATATACACCAGATGATCCTCAATGGAAGGGAGTAGATGAGCTCCCTGAAGGATATGGATACAGATATATCAGGGAATGGTTTACAAACCAAATAAATATTTTTAGAAGCGTAGCCAAATACAGAATTTATGTAACACACTTTTTGGACAAAACCATAACTCCAGAAACTGTAACAGAAGCTGAGCTAAATACCCGCCAACTAAACCTAATAGGCAAACTCAAGTTTATATTCCCTATAAACGTTACCTCTGTTTGTGCCTTTAAAGTAAAAGGAAATGAGCGTTATCTGTCCTTTGAATTTGATACAGATAGCCCTATTGTTGGCAGCAGGGACCCCAGGCTTCAGGGAGAAATACTAATCTCCAAGAAAGATGGAGATAAAATAGAAACCTACTGGGAAAAAGTCTATGGCCAAGAGGGCATTAAGAAATAGGAATGGAGGAAAATGGACAGAGGCTAAATACTGGTCTGTTGTAAGGTCTTCTCTTCGTAGGTCGTTTAGGTTTTGGTATCCTGGGCAGCTTGCAAAACAGGCTGCCCTTATACCAAATTCCAAACCAAAAATGTATACATGTGCTATGTGTAAAAAAGCCTTTAGAGAAAAGGATATACAGATAGACCACAAGGTTCCATGTGGAACATTAAAGTCCTACGAAGACATTCCTGTTTTTTTGAAAAGACTAACGCCAGAAGACCCAAAGGCATTTCAGGTTTTGTGTAAAGAATGTCATAAGAAAAAAACCAAAAGCCATGATTCAAGGAAAAGAAAAATATTATGAAATTCCTCTGCTTAGCAGCACATTGCTGGCAGAATTTATAAAAGACAAATACAACTTTTACAAAAAGTATATTCTTCAAAGTAAAGAAACCCCAGAGACATCAAGCATGAGGATAGGCAAATTGGTAGAAGCCTATCTCCTAGAGCCAGAAAAAGTACAAAATTTATTTGAGGTGCATAAGGTGCCAGCTCCTACAGGAAAGATGTATATGCTGGCAAAGAGTTTGGTAAATCAGCTAAGTAAATTAGATCCCCCATACTCTGTGGATATGCTTTCTGAAATATTAGACGAAGCAATATCTGATAGCAAATTTAAAATAAGCAGGCCAGCTTTGCTAAGACGCATAGAAAAAGAAAACATTTGGGACTACGTAGTAGAAAAAGCTTCTGCCATAAAGACAAATAAGACTTGCTTGACAATAGAAGAAGCTGGGATAGGCACATCTATTGCAGAGTTTTGTAAGACCTCTACTGTCATTTATTCCCTCTTGATACCAAGAAAAGGGACAGAAAGGTTAATACAGCATGAAATAGTAGATTTTAAATACATGGGCGCAAGGCTTAAGTCTAAGCTTGATTTACTGGAGATTGACCACAATAAAAAAGAGGTGAATATTTATGACTTAAAGACAACCTATGACCCTAATAACTTTAGAAATACATATTTCTTAAAGAAAAGGGCTTATATTCAGGCTTTTATATACTGGGAGGCTGCAAAAAATGTAGCTCCTACGGGATATAAAATTAATTTTCCTTTGTTTATAGTAATAGATA